AACGGACTTAACGATTTTTCAAACATCATTTTACCCGAATAATCAGTCAATGAATATTTAGGGCGCATATTAGGAAATCTTGTAGATAATCCTGCTGCTGGCATTATTATTTCCATAATAAATTAATTCCTTCTAATAAAAAGTTTCGTTCGAGCGTGTTAGGTTTACTGTGCCTATATACTCTCAACAACATTAGAATCAATAGATAGTTGTTGCTTGCTTCTGAATATTGGTGCAATATTCGTTGTTGTATGTGTTTGGTTTTTACATCTAGCATAGTATTGTCTTTTCGAGTAAACCATCCAAGCTCAAGATCTTGTCTAAGTTTTGCAATGTCAAAAATATAGGAATCGTATTCTGTTGTGACACAATCAATAAGAAAAAATCCGCGATCGGTAGTAAAAATAATATTTTCTAATGTTAAGTCGCCATGATAATTTGAACTCGGTAATACTTTAGGAAGACGTTCTAAAAGTTGTTCACGAGTAAATGGCAATTCGTCAAAACTAACTTCTTGTAATTTTTTAATATATGTTTCTGTATAGTCTTTGTCCACAGCATTACTAGAAAGTTTATCTAGGATAGACAAAATAAAGTCCAATAACTTTTCGTAGTTGTTAGTTTTAAGATATGTTTTAATATCTAGCCCGTGTAGGTATTCCATATCAATTATTTTCTTTGACACAGTGTACAGTTGAGGAAGAGGATAATCTACAGCTAATGCCTGCATACGCTCAATGTTTCTAGATATGTTTCCTATCTTTCGTACAAAGAGTTTGTCGTGCTTTTGCATTAGCAATATTTGATTTCCAGAAAATCCATAAAGTTCTTTAACTACCTTAGCGGCCATAATTAAAAATTGTCTTGTTGCCTTGCCTTATATATAGTTGAATGTCGGCTTCGTTCTATTCCTTCTTTGGGAGTTGTATAATAATAAAATGCAAGACTTCTTCTTACCCTATTATCAGGGCAATTTAAAGGATCAGGGTGTCCGTGCCATGAAGTGTCTGTAGTATTAAAAATCACCGTAGTGTTTTTTCTCGGCGACACTGTTTTTTTCAGAGCGCCCATTGCAGTATCCCACAAATCTAAATTTCCACCGTAGTTATCCTGCCAATCATCATTCAAATATATTAAAACATTAATCCTTCTATCTAAACTTGTTATAGGGTGTATATTAAAATCTACATGCATCTTTAAAAATCCGCCTTTACGAATTTCATGAGGGCCACCACCTTCGAGATAGGGATCCGATTGTATGTAGTTAATTCCTGTTAATTTTTCTAAGAACACACAAAATTCTTTGCTATTGAGTTCTTGACTAAATTCTTTTGTAATCGGTTCAAATAGTTTTAATTTTTCTGGTTGTCTAAAACTTAATTTTTGTAATGTAGTCTTGTTAGCCTTGCCCTTCATATGTTTTTCCATGGCAGGAAATTCATCGTGCATTTTTTGTAACATATTATTATCAAACAAATCAAATAACACTATATGGGCAAACGGCGAAGCATTTACGTATTCATTGTGCCGTTCTTCGGCTAATTTATTAAACTTTTCTGGATCAAAATATTTCATAATATTTTCTCATTTCATAGCAACAATTCTACTGTCATTGGGTGATTTTGCAAATTGATTTGCCTCCGAAGTCCATCCTGAAAACCCATTTTCTACAAATGCCTGACCTAAACTTTCTACACTATATCCCCAGCGATGAATCATAGATGGATGGTCGTATCTTAAATCATCATAAAAAAATACAAATAAGGTGCGTTTCATATCTTTTCGATCTTTTGATGTTAAAATTTTTGGATTGTTTACAATTTCTCTGCATGCCTTTAGCGTGTCTGGCCATTCAGTTACCACTCGTCCTCCTGGTTTAAGGATACGCAACCATTCTTTAAGCATCTTTGGGATATCTTTTCTTGAAATATGTTCAATCACATGGATAGATATTATTTCATCAACTGTGTTATCTGGGATTGGGAATGTTCCGGTGATATCTTGAACACACACTTCCGGAGTTGCCTGACTTCCGTCAACATTAATGTAACCGTCAAGCATAACTGGGCCGCATCCAAGATGCAATTTGACTGGCAAATTATTTTTGTTTTTTTCTTGTATTTTTTCATTAAGCATTTTTTGTTCCTAGCATATTAATAGATAGATATTTAATATATTTCTTGGTTTTTCGTCCGGCCTCATCGTAATCAGCAATTATCATTTTGCGTTCACTAATTCGATCCATCTCCTGAAATTCAATATCATTTTCAGAGGTACTTGACCAAGCAAAATTACCCCATGTAAAATTTGGATACAGATATTCTATAGCACTATGAGTAAATCTATAATAGTCTTTGGGATACCCGTGATATTTCCAAACCCACGGAACTGCAATATATAGTTTGCCACCAGGCTTTACCAGCTCTGATATTTTTTCAGCCATGACCCAAGGATTTGGCACATGCTCCATCACGCTGCAACAGATCACAAGATCAAAATGATTTTTGGGCAACGGATTTTCAGGAGCTGTTAAATCACATATAACATCAACGTCTATTCCGGGCTCTATATCAGTGCCAACGTATTCTGTAGCAATACGTAGCTGACCTTTAGTAGGAGCAAAGTATCCTCGAAACCCAGTAGAGTTTTCTCTGGCTCCTATTTCTAATACTGAACCTGTGAATGTCGGATATACTGTTTTAATGTAAATTAAATCGTTAGGACTTCCCATATTATTCTACCTTTAATTGCTTAATGACTTCATCTATGAATTTTTTCGATAATACGCGAGCAGAATAGTTTTGTTCTGTATACTCTTGTCCTAGACGAATACGTTCTTTTACTTCTGCTGGATTTTTCAAAGCCCATTTTATACCTTCAATATAATCATCTTGCCAAGTGTAAGGTGCAAATTCTTCATAGCTGGCCAATGCTGTGGTAATTACAAATTTTCCAGAGATTAGGCTGTCAATTAATCTATTTGCGCTTTTGGTATCGGTTCTAGGATTATCGGTCATTACAGGCATTAACACAATATCACATTCTGTCAACAATTTTCCCTGGTGTTCCCAAGTCCATTCTTGCATATCTAATTTACTAAAATTAATTCCGGATATTTGACCCTTGTTTTGTCGTTGGGTCATTTTACTAAGCACTCTATCAGTTTTTGCGCTGACCATAGTGAACTTATAATCCACAATTTCTTTTTCTAACCTCTGCCAACATTCAACTATAGGAAAGAATTTAAAACTACTTTGACTTCCAAACCATAATAATTTTAATTCTTTACTAGGATCAAATTTAGGCGTTAATTTTGGCCGTTCGTAGGGATCAGGCATTACTATGCTGTCTTTTCCGGTATGGTGCTTGGTACTAATTCCCATATTAACGCTGTTAACTGAAACTAAATCTGCCAGTTGACAACAAGGCTCGTATTCTTCTTTTTCTTCGAATTTATTATCACATAGATCATAGATAGTTTTAGCACCTAGGTCTTTAGCACGTTGAATACTGTGAGGCTGACTACGTTTTAAAAATACAATAATGGTATTTGCATCAACCTCACTCCAATCTGTCAATACTTTTGAATCATATCCTTGGTCAGCTAGTGCCTGACAGGTTACATCGCCTCGAAGTCTGTGACTGGCTCTTTTACTTTTATAAGCATCGCTGAAAAACCTAATTTTTATGTTGTGCATTTTAAAATCCAATCTTTTTTATGTTGATCTACTACTCGATAACCCCAAGACTCTAAAATTTTAATAGATGGCTTGTCGGTCATTGCGTCTTTGTATTCGTGCTTCTGTTGTTCAACAACAATTACTGGTTTATTTCTAAGAATGGTCTGCATTGCGCCTGCAAGTATTTCTTCTTCAAATCCTTCTACATCAATCTTTATCAAATCAATATTTTCATAGTTGTAACTGTCTAGAGTTCTTAACGGAATAGAACCCTTGCCTACTGATGTAGGATCAATATGACTGTGTCCGGTATTTCCCTGAACAATATTCATTTCTATCAGTGATTCAGTGCGCCCAAGTGCCACTGGTTCAATTACATAGTTGCTGCTTGTTACGTTTTTCTTAAAACATTCTCTAAATTCAGCAACTGGTTCAAAAGCAATAACTTTTTCAAATTGTTTTACAAGATCGCAAGACCATAGGCCTACATTTGCACCAATGTCAATGCAAATTCTTTTGTTATCACAAGATGCAATTGCAGAATCTCTAGCCCTCCATTGATATCGAACTACTCCGTCATTCTTAAGGCTTTTTGCAAGCATTCTAGGAAAATGATCATCATAATCTGGAAACCAAAATCCGTGGCTTTCTATCATTTAAATGTACTCCAATATTTCTCTTGTCTATCTACTTTCAAATCAGTACGTAGACTATGTCCATGGTCTTTTCTATCGCCTTTGAGGTGATCAAGGTATGCCCCCCATTCACAATTAATTAATGGATGACCTTCTCCCACTGAACTTCCTTTGAACGGTCGAAGATCCGCAAGAGATTCACTCCAATTTAATTCGTTGAGGTTAGATTGATTCCTTACAGCATCAAAAACAAAACTATCGTGCCATTCACCTAATGTGAAGATACCATTTTCAGCATCGTCGTAAAATTCTTGAAACTTTTTAAGAAACAATCGTGTCTTATGACTTCGAAGATTCAATGCATATAACCCACATTCGCTGTATTTTCCTTTCCTGCCAAGGTAGCATAGATCTTTTTCTGCTGGACACAACTCTAATAGTCTCTCATAGGTAATGGGACTATGACATACAGTATCAGCATCCATCCACAGCAATATATCTGCGTCAATATGATTTACACAGTGAAAGATTGCATAAACCTTGTTGGCAAATCTAACAGCGTTCCATTTAAAATTCTTCTTAGCATCTTTTCGACCACCTCTTATAGGATCCCCACTGACGTCTCCGTTAGCCTTGGGTACATTCTTCCATCGATTTTTAAAATTAGTCAAATCTGTAACGCTGTCCAAGTCGGTTAAGGTAACGTGATTGTGATTCTTAATTGCCGGATTACATTTTTCCGGATATATGTGAAGAGTTACTTCTGCTGGCCAATTTTCGCAAAAAGTATCTATCATGCGTTGTGCATATGTTTTTAGGCCTTCCTCGTGAAAGGTAGTTACGACTGCTATTTTCATTGTTGCCTTTTATAAAAATTTTGGACAGAACCTGACTAAATTATTAATTCAGTATTGAAACTAATAATTATTCGTTCGTCCGACTTATTCAACTCAGTGTCTGACCCATGCGGTAGCCAGCTAGGAAATAATATTAATTTTCCGATAGTAGGTTCAAAACTCATTTTATTGTATGTATATGTTGTAAGATGTTTTTTAGGCAGATATTCTAAAAAAGGATTAACATTATTAAAAATGATTCTACTACTGTTATTATCTACTTGCAAATACAATACACCTGATATTAAACTAGAATAATGGGTGTGAGTTAATAATGCACTATCTTTATATTGAAAACTAGCCCACGAATTACCTAATCTACCACAGTTGTAACCAGATGTTTTTTCATATTCTAACACAATATTAGATAATGCTGGCAGTATATTAACACACGAGATTATGTGTTGTTGTATGTCTTCTAATAATCTATTAGAAATATTAAAGGTAGTAACCGATTCCCCAGTCATCGCTGGATAAGGTTTTTTAGGTAACTCTCGTAGGTAATTAATAATATCATTGCACTGAGTTGCAGTTAAAAATTCCGAAACTTCAAAAAGTGAAATTGGAAATAGATTACATTTTGTTATTTTCAATTTATTTTTTTCCATAAGTGGCAATCGCCAAACATTTCTGTTACAGCGTATCCGTGAGTTTTTAAAAATTTATATTCGGGTTTAGCAAATAATTCAACACCTTGAACTAATATGACTGATTGATATCTATTGAGTAAAGGAAGCAATTTAGACACATGTATATCTTGATCTCTATCCATCACAATAGCGTCTATGTCTGGCAAGGTTTCTATTTGATCAAAATTTTCTTTGTATATGAGATTTTTTCTTCGAAGGTCTTGTGGACCGGTAGAAATTATAAACACACTGGCAAAACCATCACAAAGATTTGATAGTTTCTCCCAACCGGTTCCCACTACTAGAATATTTCTAATATTTTTTTTTGATTTACTAATTCTTTTAATAAATTTGTTCATAGATTTCATTAAATACTCATATATTTATTGCAAACAAAATGCGTTTTAAAATTTATCAAGAAAATGGAGCACTAAACAGCACGCCTGTGTTTGCTGCCTTTTCTGCAGGTTTAAAAAAGCTAGGACACTCAATAGTAGACAAAGATGAAGATGTTTGTGTGATTTGGTCTGTACTATGGCAGGGTAGAATGCGTCCAAATAAGGTGATTTATGAAAATTCTATTAAAAATCATAGACCCATTATAATCATTGAGATTGGAAATTTAAAAAGAGGAGTTACTTGGCGAATAGGGCTAAATCATATCAACAATTTTGGAATATTTGGCAATCAACAAGAGTTAGATCTAACAAGACCACAAATTTTAGGAGTTTCGCTGCAACCTGTGAATCAACGTCGAAGGCAAGAAATTCTAATTGCCTGCCAACACAATGCCAGTTTGCAATGGTGCAATCAGCCATCGATGGAACAATGGGTCAATCAAACCATTATTGAAATAAAAAAATACAGTGATAGAAAAATCGTAGTTAGACCTCATCCGAGATCTCAAATTCGTGAAAAATTCACAGACGCTGTGGTCGAAATGCCAAAAAAAATACAAGACAGTTATGACGACTTTGACATCAACTACAATTATCATTGTGTGATAAATCACAACAGTGGACCGGGTGTGCAAGCTGCTATACATGGAATCCCCGTAATATGCGATAGTTCAAGTTTGGCACATCCGGTCAGTGAAAAATGGCAAAATTTAGAAAATCCTCAACTGCTCAATCGAGATGACTGGTTTTTAAAACTGTGCCACAGTGAATGGACTGTGGAAGAAATCGGCCGGGGCACTCCAATTCTTAGACTACAGACACACATCGAGCATCTATTACACGCACACAGTTGATTTTAAAAATTATCGGTGTTATAATATAACAATGGTACCGTATCAATACACCGAAGACATTTTTTTAGAATTTTATAATCTTATGGTACGCCACGACTTTGCCTTGACTGGTCAAGATCAAAGTGCTACTTATAATTTTTATTCCTTGATATCAAATGGATCTCTATTGACTCAGAGTCAGGCTGGGCTGATTATAAAAATACTGAAAAAACACAAGGTTATAGCGCAAAAATATAATTTTGACTACACTGATCAAATTGAAAATCCGGTATGGAAAAACGAGTTTAGAATTCTAGACCTCACTAAAAAAATATTTGTAGAACAAGATGAGTCTGGAGAACTTTTGATATTTTTAAAATTTCCGTTCAGTATGAAAGAAGTATTTGATCGAGAATTTTCAACAGAAAAAGACCATTTTAGACATTCAAAATGGAATCAAGAAAAGAAACTGAGAGAAGTAAAATTTTCAGAAATCAATGTTGTGGCCCTGTATGAGTTTTTACAGAAACATCATTTTGACATAGAAGATTCTTTTTTAGAAGCAGTAGAATTGGTAGAGGACATATGGGCTAATCAGGAAGATTTTTTACCTCGCAGCACGATTTTTGAAAATCAATTAGTATTGATAAACAGCAATGAATATGCAGATGCATACTTTGAAAAAAATTCAACCGGCGATATCTATCACGATATGCTGCTGGCCAAATCCATGCAATTTCCCTTGACACTTGTTTCAAAATCACAAGAGCTTGTGGAAAAAATTGCATCAAGTAGCAATAATGTTTTTTGGATCAACAGTAACGAAAAGTTGTTTGATGTATATAAAAAAATAGATGGCAAAATTTGTAT